GAACTAGCACCAAAATATTTTACATCATATCCTGTATCATTAACCCCTACAACTATTCCTTGATTAAAATGCCAAGAATCATCATCGTTTTCCCATAAGATAGTTTTATCACTATCACTAGATTTTAATGTAATACCGCCACCATCTACTGCTACGTCATTACCTTCTGATCCAGCTGGAGAGTGAGCTAATTCGATCATACTGTCATCGACTTGCATTGTCGTACTGTTGACTATAAAATTTGTTCCATTTACAGTAAAGTCGCCTCCAACCGTTAAATTTCCATCTATATCTGCATTACTGCTAATGTCTAAAGTTACACCATCAACTTCACCAGTTACTGTAATTGAATCTACAAAAGCATCTTTCCATCGTACTCCTGTGCTTCCTAAATCAACATCACTGTCAGATTGAGGTCCAAAAATATTGTCGGCTACATATACTTGTTCTACGTTTGCAGCATAAAAATGTATTTCATCTGCTGTTTCAAAATCTATTTTTGTTTGATCATCTTCACCAATTTTTATAGCAGTTGCTAATAATGAAGTAATACCTGTTTGAGCCGCATCTACAGAGAAATCAACTGTATTATCTCCATCTTGATATGTAACTGTAATTCCTGACTCAGTGTTTGAACCAACCATAGCACCTGCCGTGTCGGCTATATATTCATTTAAAGCAGTACCATCTACGGTATAAGCATCTGCTTCTAGTGTTCCATCTATATCTGCATTACCACTTATATCAAGAGTTGCTGCATCTAGCTCTCCAGATATAGTAATATTTGTACCACCAGTCATAGCACCATCCATTGCAACAGCACCGTTTATATCTACAGTAGTAGCATTAATTTCAACTTCAGTATCAGAAGTAATATTTAATACTCCATCAGAAGATTGATTTATATATGTACCAGTATCGCCAAATTCTAAACGATTGGTACTGGTCATCATTAAAGCATCACTAGCAATAGTGAAACCAAATGTAGTATCATTGTCTCCGTCTTTTACTGATACATGTGTAGTAGTATCTCCACCGCCATCATTATCAACATGTAATATTTGTTCATATGAGGAAGCAATGGATTGTCCTGTTAAACTTGCCATCTTAAAACCTTTTTATTTTTTATTAGCCACGGTATACCATAGCAAAATCACCTGATGCAACAGTAACAGCAGACCACCTACCATAAATTGTTTGACCAGCTGGAACTGTTATACTGCTTAAAGTATCCCATACATCAGTATCTGCTGATGTTGCACTAATTACACAAGCAGTACTTAAAGCTTGTATAGCTACATAAGTATCTGAATCAACTGTAGCATTAGTAACATAATCTGCACCAGCCTGTCCTAATTGTATGCTACCTGCTTCATTTGCAGAATATTTATTTATGCTCATTATATTTCTCCTTATTAAATATTATTATGCACCATCATCGCACATAGCTACAACTTTTATTTTTGCAGTATTTTGTGCCATGTCAGCATGTAAATTATCTATATCAACCCCAGAAGCTAATTTGAATTTTAGAATAATACTTTCGTTTGGTTCTAAGCAAATAGCATCTGCTTGACCGCCACCAGCTCCACCGTCTAAGCAAAGAAATAGATAATCTCCAGATGCACTAGCATCACCGTTGGTATCTAATCCTAAATGTTCAACATATATTACTCTTATATCATCACCAGTGGCTATAGAGTTTCCATCTGTATAATTACTACCAGAGGAAAAACCACCTATTAGATTAGCATCTGTAGTAGTAACGGTTGTTGCCGCTGAATAATACCACCTCCCAGTTCCTGCTTGTTGACCTGTATTCCATTCTAATTTGCCACCTAATGTTGCAGCAATATCATGATGGATAGCATCAACCGCATCAGCATCAGCATCAGCCGCTATAGTAACAACTGGTGTTATTGATACTGCACCTCTAAATGTATCTGCCATATTTTATCTCCTTTTTCTTTGCCGCATTTAACGACTAATTAATTGTTGTAAACCTTGAGTATATTCAGCTTTTAACTGTGCATACTGTCCTTGTTTCCACTGATAATCTGCACTATGCTTTTGAATTTTAGAACCATAGTTTTGAATATCTGCTCCATATTTTGACAGCTTACTTTGATTGACCTCACTTACTTTTCTAAGATCATTTGAATATCGTTCCATAGATGTGCGAAATGTTTCTGTATTTTTTTGTAAATCACTTGAAAACCTACTGGTTTGTGATTGTATTTCAGCACTATGCTTACTCATATCGTATCCAGTCTCTGACTGATAGGTTTGTATAGCTTTTTGTATTTCCTGTTGATAAATACTGAAATCAGACTGAAACCTTGATGTTTCTTTCTGGATATCAGATGAATATTTTTGAAGGTCTGTTTGTCTTTCAGCCTGCCATACACGAAGATCGCCTTCGAGATTTTGTGTATACTGCTGTACTTCTTTTGATATATTTGCTTGATATTCACTAACTTCACTTTGATACTTCTGCAATTTTGCAGAATATTCTTGCTGCTCTTTTTGTAATTTTAAATTTGCTTCTTGATCTGCTTCTCTAGAACTAAGTTGAGCTTGCTGTACAGCTTCTTGCAGCTTTGCTTGATAAGATACATTTGCTTGATTAAACTCATTCAATGAATCTTGCACCTTAGTCTGATACTCAGATATTTTCATTGGAGTTAGTGAAAGTCTTGATTGTATTTCACTAGCATATCCTTGAGCTTCAGAAAGAGCTGCATTAATTTCTTTTACTCTCATATCTCCAATAGATACCCATTCTGATATATGAACCTGTGCTCTTTGAAGTTCAACTTGCACTATAGATAAATTTCCCTGTAATAATTCTAAATCTTCTGCTTGCAATAAATCATGTGCATCATAACTAGAAGCTGGACTGTTAGCTGAGACTAATGCAGATACTTTATCTAAAGCATCTTTAACTCTTGTTAATTGAGAATTTGTTGCATCCCACGTTGCATTTGTATCAAATTGTGAATCGCTTGTTGCACTTGCAAATTTATCTCCAGCTGTCTCTGCTTGATCTACAGCAGCTTTTAAATAAAGGAATGCTGTTGTAATAGCACTTGCTTGAGAGGGGTATTCTGTTGCCCAAGCTACACCATTAATAGTTGTAGAGGGTGATGTATAAATTGGAGGAACGCCTAAATTATTTAATGTAGTAGATGCTATATCTGGAGTTGTAAAACTTGGAGATGTAGGAGCTACTGGAGAATTAGAAGTTATAGTTAAATCCGATATTGTTGGAGCAGAACTAAGAGACAGTATTGGTTGTACATAAGACGGAGAAGTTGGTACACTACTATAGTCTATATTTACACCAGCTGGGGATGGCATAAGAACAAAACTATCTGGAGCTGTAAAGGTTGGTAAACTTATTGATACTTCACTTAATACTGGAGAGGATATATCAGAAGGCAAACTGCTTGTTTTGTCAGCCATTAATCTTTGTAAGCATCTAACTGCACTACCAAGTATAAGTATATGTTCCGCTTCTAAAGGAAAAT